GAGGAGGACGGAAGGATTTGACGGCAACACTGTTAATCTGATATAGTTGGGTAGAACGTCCTGCGGCGATCTCGTCCCAGGCCTGGAGCGTGAAGATGGCAGGCGTAACGGTCAAACAAGAGGCTGCAATCCGGAAATATTTGGAGTGTGGCAACAAGAGCGAGGCATATCGCTTTGCCTACAACACAGAGCGGATGAAGGATAAGACCATCCACGAGAAAGCTTGCATTCTTTTCGCGGAGGACAAGGTTAGGGCAAGGCTCGAGGAACTACAGGCCAAGGCTGCCAAGCGCAACGATATTACCGTAGACCGTGTGCTCGGCGAGCTAGCATTGCTGGGGTTCTCCAACTTGGAAGATTACTTTAAGATCACGAGCGATGGTGAGCCATATGTGGACCTCTCCGAGTTGACACGGGAGCAGGCAGCAGCATTATCTGATCTTACCGTTGACGACTACGTGGAGGGTCGGGGCGAGGATGCGCGACAAGTGCGTAAGGTGCGGATCAAGCTCCACGACAAGAAGGGTGCATTGGTGGAGCTTGGGCGGTATCTGGGCCTGTTCGAGAAGGATAAGGCACCATTGGAGATCAAGGGGCCGCTGGTGATCATCCGGAACGGCAAGGGCAAGGAGGTGGAAAATGAAGAAGATCGAGACGATAGCTGAGGTCGGTCTGTTTGCGCCTGATGGTTTTCCGGTTGGGGTTGTTACGTGGGTTGAATTCGAGCAAGCGATCAATGTGCAAGAGGGTGAGAATGTCAGGTTGATCCGCGATCCGGAGACGGGTGGAGTGATCGGCGCAGAGAAGTACAAGGAGGGAGAGGATGACCATGAAAGCAGCGCCGCACCCTGAGGTAATCCACAATTCGCGAACTGGCGAGACTGGAATATATATAGCGGTGGTGAGACGCGAACCTACTCTAAGGGAGATCGCGCAGCTTGGCCCGCCGTGGCCTCCACCAAGCATAGCTGCGGTGGTTGTTAGAGTGCCGCGCGGAGAGCAGGCAGTGCTGGAAACATGGCCGGTCAGTGATGGCCTTGAGATTGTTGTTGATATCCCCGCCGAGCGGGTGGAGGAGTAACGCAAAGGAGGAGGGAGAGGATGACACAGATTCTAGCGAGGCATGAATCGCGGAAGTATTCACTGACGTGGTGGATCGTGCAGATGGCGGCGGGGCTCTTCATGGCTGGGGGCCTCGCGGTTCTCATAGTCAGGCTTGGTTGGCCTGTTGCGGTGGCCGTGCTGCTGGTGCTGTGGGGTAACAACTTAGAGCTGAAGAACCGGAAGAGGCGATAGCAATAACGTCGTATCCTTGCGGCGAAATGAGGTCGTGACGGCAAGTGGGAGTAACATGGGAGGAAGATGGAAAGATGTACTACGGATCTCTTTTCGCTGGCATTGGTGGCATCGACCTTGGGCTAGAACGTGCGGGAATGAAGTGTCTTTGGCAGGTCGAGAACGATCCATACGCGGTGCGGGTGCTAGAGAAGCACTGGCCGGGGGTGAAACGTTACGGAGACATCAAAGCAATTGACTGGAGCGGCGTTGAACGACCGGACCTCGTGTGCGGAGGATTCCCCTGTCAGCCCGTCAGCCTCGCAGGGGAAGGGCTCGGAGAGGAAGACGAACGCTGGCTGTGGCCTGAATTCGTCCGATGCCTTCGCGAGCTACAACCCCGCTACATCCTCGTGGAAAACGTGCCGGGTCTCCTTGGAAGGGGAATGGGAAGAGTTCTCGGGGAGCTGGCCGCCCTCGGGTACGATGCAGAATGGGAGAGTCTACCGGCGGCAGCCTTTGGTGCCCCGCACTTGCGCTACAGGGTCTTCATTGTGGCCTACACCGCAAGCGTCGGACGGACGAGAAGTACACAGCGAGTATGGTTCATGCCTCCGACGACGGGATGTGATCGGAGAACGTGGAACGATAGACGAATGGATCAACCCGGAATTGAGCGAATGGCTCATGGGGTTCCCTATCGGGTGGACCGCCTTAGATGTCTCGGCAATGCCGTCGTGCCGCAAGTCGCGGAGTGGGTTGGAAGAAGGATCATAGATGACAACTGAAGCGCCGGCAAAAGCGCCCGGTAAGGTCGTCACGCCCTATTGGTTCCAGGAGAAGACACTGGACCTCCTAGACCGGGGCGTGCGTTTCATCGCCGCGAAGCTGGAGCCGGTGAAGAAACTTGCAGGACTGATTGCAGACCGCACCATGACCACTGGCGCGGTTGGCGCGCCGTGTCCTAACTGCCTGCCAGACTACATAGCACCTATGCAAGCATGGGCACAGGAGATCCTCGCCCCGCTGTCTGAGGAGGAATGATGAACAAGCATCACATGGTTGTTGCTATGGGCGTTGGGATGGCTACAAACATGGCCCTGGAGGCAGGGAAAGCTCTCGCAGAGGGCGAGTCAGTAGACGTGGCAATCGAGATCGGGAGGCACTCAAATGAACTGATGTTCGGCCCCTATCCATCAGATACGATAGATGGCAAGTATTACTCAGACCTCACCGCTTCCGTTGAAAGGTTCATTCGGATGCACGAGGAGGAAGATGCCAACAGCGCCCGGTAAGGTCGTCACGCCCTATTGGTTCCAGGAGAAGACACTGGACCTCCTAGACCGGGGCGTGCGTTTCATTGCCATGCGGCTCGGGACTGGCGCCGGCAAGACGTGGTGGGCTCCACGCTTCTTGGCGTATCTGATCTCTCGCGATGTTGCAGCGGGCAAAGGCAAGGGTGCGCGGTACTTGGACATCGGCCGCACATATCGGATGACGAATGACATCCTTGTGCCGGAGCTGGTGGACTGCTTCGCGGGGACGAACCTGGAAGGCTACTATCACGCTTCCAAGGAAATCTACGAACTTCCTACGGGAGGCAAGGTCTACTTCCGATCTGCCGACAAGCCGTACCGTATTGAGGGCCATCACACTCGCGGGGCTCTATTGGATGAGCCGTCTGAGATGCCTGCGCTGATTTGGACCATCGCCCAGCGCAGGACGGGCTACTTCCAAGCGCCGGTCCTCCTCACGGGATACCCGACGAATGCGGGTTGGTATCATCAGGAGATCTACGTGCCGTGGGAAAGCGGTGATCCGGACTATGCCGTAATCATGGGCGCATCGACTGAGAACCCCGACTATCCGGAAGAGGAGTTCGAGCGCGCCAGACGCACGCTCCCGGATTGGGAGTTCGACATGTCATACTTGGGCAAGGCGGTGAAGCCCAGGGGCCTTGTCTATCCGGACTTTGGTCCGCATCTGTTCGTTGATCCGTTTGACATCCCATCCGACTGGCCGACGTACGCCATTGTCGACCCGGCTGTGCAGTACGGGGCGCTGATGATGGCATGGAATCGGGGCATCTACTACGTCTACAACGAATACTACAACGAGGTTGTGCAGTCGGCCGAGGAGTACGCCAAGGAGATGCTGGATCTGGTTGAGGCAGAGCGCGTGAACATGCCTGGTCTCCGCCGCCAGACAAGTTGGATCTATGACCCGGCGCGGCTGACCGACGTGGTGAACCTCGCGGCCCACGGATGCGGCCCGTTCTACAAGGCGGACAACGCAGTCCGTCCCGGCATCATCACGCTGACCGGGTTGATCAAAACGGACCGGTTCAAAGTGATGCGGGGCCGCTGCCCGACGTTCTGTGACCAGATGGGAAGATACAGATGGCCGACCGATCCAGCGTCAGGGAAGATCATCGAGGGCGTAGAAAAGCCGATCAAGAAGGATGACGACTTACCCGATTGTGCGCGGTACGGCGTGCATACGCTCGAGGGCGAGCCCTTGACGGAGAGGGGTATGGTAGTGTTTAATGATGAGCGGGAGATTTCGAGGTACTGAATAATGACCAGGGTACGCCTAGGCAAAGGCCAACGACGGGGCGGCGGAATGAGCGGTTGTCCGCAAGAGATTCGCTGCACAGCCCGTTCGGGGTCCAAGACTGGCAGGTTCGGCAACTGGCCTGCTGAAAGCGGTTCGATTCCGTCACCCTGGCCCAGTGAGGAGATTTCGCGGTACTGATATGCGGCGGAAGCATAGGGAGCGATGCGATCGTGGACTACCTAGAGTCCTCTGAGGCTAGGATGCGAAGCGAGAGAGCCCGGTGCAATTCCGGAGCCCGCCGCTCCAAAGGCGGTATTAAGGAGGCGAGATGTATAACGTGATCGAGAGCATAGAGCTGTTCAAGAAGTGCGTGGAGGCGGGACTTTCCGTGTTGACGATTGACCAGCATTCACCGATGGAAGATGTCTATATCGTCGATGACGGCGGCTTGGGGTTGCTCAACATTGGATGCAGCATAATGGCGTACAAACTATCGGAACTGCTGCTATCGATGATAGGGAAAGCGGACTTGGGGGTACTGTTCTGATGTTTCAGGCCCAGGTTGATGTGATTGGAGTCACCGCGACGCCCGAGGAGACGATTTATATTGTCTCCATCAACGGACATCCGTTCTCGTTCCGTGATGGGGATAAGTTGCGGATCGGCGTGCAGATGATCGGGGGCGTAATGACGCCGATCGAAATGCCGATACTCGACCCGAAGAATCCCGATCTATTCGTCGCGTTTCAGATGGGCGGCGAGCAAGCGCGGAGGATGATCGACGAGGGCTTGTCGGCGCGGTTCATGGCGAGCCCGGTGCCGAGGCCGTCGTTGTCGGTGAGTTGAGGAGGCGCGATGAGTTACTGTCGTTGGAGCAGCGATAACTATCAATGTGATGTGTACTGTTACGCTGATGTGGGGGGCGGTTACACCACGCAAGTTGCAAGCCGCCGCCGCATTCCCGGCGCGGATGAATATCAACATATCGGTCTTCCATATGACGGCGAGATGTTCAACGATCCGACGCCGCTAGCCATGGCGGAACGACTTCAGATGCTTGCGAAGGCTGGATATAGCGTGTCGCAGTACGCGATCGATGCACTGTTAGAGGAGGCTGAATGAGTGGCCCAGCGAGTAACCGCAGACGCCAAACGATCGTCGAGGCCGTGCACCGTAGCCGTCGTGGTGAGAGCAAGCGCAGCAAGCGGCGACGTGCGGCGGTGGCGCTAGGCAAAGCCCCGAAGATCCGCTATACTCCGGGCATGCGAAAGACCGAACCAGGGCCCGGGCGGAATAGGCCGTGTCCATGCGGGTCGGGCCTGAAATGGAAGAAGTGCTGCGGGCATCCGGGTTGGGCAAACGCAAGGGAGGCGTGAGATGGCTGTAGAGAAGCGCATTGCGGTCTTCGACCTAGAGCTACGATCGCTCGAAGAGCAGGGGCGCTTCACCGGCTACGCCTCCGTCTTCGGCGTGGTGGACAGCTACGGGACAAAGGGGGGCTGATGAACGAGGACTGGGTGGTTCATCTGCAAGTTGACGGCGGAACTACGGTGCTTCAAGTGCGCGGCGATCTGGCGGCTGCGCTGGAGAAGTATGGCGGCGAGCGGATCGATGGAACCCTTGTGATGACGTTGGAAGAGGGCGACATCGTGATGTGGTAAGGGGGGGGCGTGAGATGGTGAGGATGGATTATTGCTGGGGATCAGTCTACGTCAATGGAGAGCTTGTGGCGCATTCGAGTGTCGGACCGAGCACATATGTTAGACTCTCTGTGAACTCAGCGCCGGAACCTCCGAGGAATACGACCGTCATCCGGCAATACAAGGAGCCTGATGCCTGAAGAGCGAACCGTTGCAGAACTAGCCGAAGCCCTGCGCATCCAGCAAGCCAACTTCGAGGAGCGTATCGTCGAGCTGGAGTTGGAGCTGGAGGATCGCGGCTGGACCAAGCTGTCCGGCGCGGACGAGAAGGAGTTTACCCGCGATGGCCTTCGGAAGATCTGCAAAGAGTCGTTCTTGTTCTACCAGAAGAACCCGCTTGTCATTCGTGCGGTTGACACGCAGGCGAACTACGTCTTCGGCCAAGGCCTGACGATCAAGGCGGTGCATCCGCTTGTCGATGAAGTCGTCCAAGCCTTTCTGGGCGATAAGAAGAACCAAAAGGAACTCACGTCGGTCGTCGCGATGACCAAAGCGGAGAAGGATCTGTGGATCGACGCCAACCTGTTCCCGGTCTTCTTCAAGAATTCCGAGGGCGATGTGCGGGTAGCGATGGTCGTGTTCGACGAGATTGAGGACATCAAGACGAACCCCGAGAACAAGAAGGAGCCGTGGCTGTACCTGCGCCGATGGAACCAGACGCGGGATGAGCGGGGTCGGTTGCAGACGATTCGGCGCGAGTGGTATCCGGACATCGACTATCGACCCGACAACAAGCCAGCGACCGTCACGGGTCAGGGCGGGACATACCCGGTCAACTGGGACACGCCAATGTATCACATCAAGGTCAACATCGTGCTGAATCAGAAGTTCGGCACGTCGGAGATCTACGCGGCTCAGGACTGGGCGGCGGCGTACAACAGGTTCCTCTCTGATTGGTCCACACTCGTGCGGTCCTATGCGCGGTTCGCCTGGGACATGGTGAAGAAGGCGGGGTCCGCAGGCAGGTTGGCAGCCAAGAACCGCCTGGACTCAAAGATCTCGTCTGATCAGTATCAGCCAGCACCGTCAGCGGGTTCGATGTTCATCCATGGCGAGGACACGAAGATGACGCCGATCCGGACAGCCGGGGCGACGACTTCGATGGAGGATGGTAGGCGGCTCTTGCTTATGGTTTGCGCGGCCACCGGCACGTTCGAGCACTTCATGGGCGATCCGTCCACGGGGAACCTTGCGACGGCCAAGACGCTGAATCGCCCGATGGAGCTTCAGTACGCCAATCGGCAGCGCCTGTGGGAGGTCGTCTGGGAGACGATCTGCGCGTTCGTCATCCAGTGTAAGGCGGAAGCGGGACACACGAGCGATGATCCGGATGTGAAGGGCACGTTGACTGGCGATTGGGAAGAGGACGCCTGGGGCGAGGAGACATTCGTCTACGCCGATGACACGGAGAATGAGGACGAGGCGCTGAAAGGCAGGCCGATCGACACGACGGTGAGCGTCGACTTCCCGAAGCTTGTCGAGCACGACGTGAAGACAATGGTCGATGCGATCGTCTCGGCTACGACGTTGGACGGGAATCCGCCAGCGGGTACACTGAAGATGGACTACGCGACCGAGCAGCTCTTGCGGGCGCTGGGCGAGACCTCGATCGAGGAAGCTATGGAGCGGCTGTTCCCGGAGGGCGAAGAGCCGGAGGCCGTAGCGGTAGGCGCAGCGGTGCAGGATCTACAGCAAGCGATTGAGGCGCTATCGGAGTCGAGGAACGTGGAGCGTGACGAGGTGGTGAGGGTGTTGGCTGAGGCGTTTGTGCTGGCATTCAAGGAGGCGACGGAATGATGCGCTACCTGATAAAGTGCACGGTATTCGACGGTTACGGTGAAGACGATTACTACGAGCTAGAGGCAGAGACGCTTGAAGAGGCTGAATGTATAGCGGACCGCGAAGAGTTTGAAGACGAAGTAGATGGCAGCGCAGTAACGACCGAGATCGTGGACCGAAACATTCTCGGGGTCGTGTTGCCGGGCTCAAGATACGCCAAGCCGGGTATCGTGTACAAGGAGGCGACGGAATGAAGACACGCGACAACCTAGAGAAGCGCCAGACGACACTCGTGGCGCGGACTGGTGTACTCGCCCTTGAGAAGCTGGAGCACGACAAGCGATCGGCGGCGATTGACGAGGAGATGCGCCAGATTACGGTGCTGTTGAAGGTGATCGCGGCGACGTTGGAGGACGTGGCAGAGGACGAAGCAGACAAGGAGGCGGAGTGATTGAGTGCACGAACAGCACAGATGCGAGTACGCAGGTTGTATTCGACCGACCGGATGTGACGGGCATCGAGCAATGTGAAGGGTGTGGGGGCTGGATTGTCGGCGGCATGAGTTATTGGTCGGATGGCAAGAGGTATTGTCCTAACTGCATGTTCGATGGATCAGGCAGGTTCATTGATGGCATGAGTATTCATGTGCGCCATTGGGAACCTGTCGCGGAGACGACACGGGCTCTCGCGGCTACAGGTGAGGGGAACATGGATGCCAGGGACGGTGGTACAGAGTCTATCTGAGGTTTCGCGCTGCACCATAGCTCTCGTGGAAGCGGTGTCCGACCTGAAACGAGAACGCGCGGTCAAGCGACTGGAGAAGAAGCTGGGGCCGTGGTTCAAGTGGCAAGGTCGGGTACTCATTTCAGCGTTGCCGCAGCTTGTCAGATATTTCCCGAAGCCGGTAGAAGAGAGCCGCCTGATGGAGGCACTGGCTGAGGACTTCGACCGCATGTTCGACGATGCGATCGCCGTGACCGTGCGGAACGGGGAGGAGATCGTTCGGGATGGACTATACCAAGGCGTCACTGATGGATTCGAGGCAATGGCGGCCAAGGAAGGCATTACGACAGCAGAGTTCATGCAACGCGCTGGCTTACAGAAGGCGTTCGAGCTTGACCATCCTCGTGCCTTGAAATGGGCGCGAGAGAACGCTGCCATCGACGTGACGAAGGTCAACGACACCACGAAGGAAACTATCCGAGGTATCGTCAGCAAAGGCATTGATGAGGGGATGGACTACGGCACCATCGCCGGGCGAATCACCAAGCGATTCGGCGAGTTCGCGATCGGTAAGCCACAAGAGCACATCCAGTCGCGGGCGCACCTCGTTGCGGTGACTGAGAACGCGATGGCTTACGAGCACGGGCAGCGCGAGCTTGTCGATGAGATCCAAGCGGTTGGGATCGACATGGAGAAGTCCTGGGGCACCGTTGGCGATGACAAGGTTTCGGCGGGATGCCGCAGGAATGCCGAGCAGGAATGGATCCCAGCGAATCAGGCTTTCCAGAGCGGGCACGATACGCCTCCGAGATTCCCCGGCTGCCGGTGTGGTGCGCGGTATCGAGTAGCGAGGGAAGAAGCACCAGCTGAGAAGCCAATTAAAAAGCCAGTACGCCCAAAAGACGAGATTGACCCAGTAACTTGGCGCGACATAAACGAAAGAATACACGCCGCAGAAGAGAAGACTGAAACGGCATCGGGCAAGGAGAAAGCGAGGGCATGGGAGGAGCTGGAAGCGGCACAAGAGGAGCTGCGCGAGTTACTCGGGCTCAACGAGGGACAAGAAGTCGCCGTTGATCAGTGGACAGGCTTCGGTGCCAGCGACTTGCGGAATGCCGATGCGGGGCGCTGGGATTTGGTGGAGCGGAACCATGATCTAGTATCAGAAATGTTAGAGGAGTTCTACTCTGTGCTAGACAAGTTGCCGGAGTATGAGGGCACGGTTTATCGTGGTCTTTACGACATAGAATCAGAGGCGCTGCAGGCAATGCTAGATTCCGGGCGTGTCACCACGGATGCGATCAGTTCTGCCAGTGTGCGGGAGGAAATTGCTGAGTATTTTGCTGGTTTAATACCAGGAGAGGAAGCATGGAATGCTGGCGCGGAGGCGGGCTCGACAAGTGTTATATTGGAGCTTTCTCAGCGCGCGTCGGCAGATACGCGGGCTTTGTTTGACCTAGAGGAATGGAGCGGGCTATATACCAAGGACGAGGTAATATTGCGCAAGGGAACCGCATATGAGGTCACTAGTTGGGCAGAGGAGATGTTGCCAACACCAGATGGTTTAGGCACGTTTAAGCTTGTACGGATAATTGCGAAGGAGATCCTGTAGCATGCCAGGGCAAGCGGAGCGGGCGGAGCGATTCAGGGGGCGAGGTTTAGCATACTTGTCTGTTGGTTCTGGCATCTGCAATCAGTGTCGGCACGTGAGTGATGACGGCCAGAGCTGCAAGGCCTTCCCACACGGCATAGCAAGGAGGATTCTGACGGGCGAGATCGACCACCGGAAGCCAGTATCGGGTGATCACGGTATTCAATTCGAGGCAAGGGAGGCATAGATGGCGACAACTTGTCGGCATTGCGAGAATCTTCGCGAATTGTATGAGGCGACGCCACAAGAACCACGTCATTACTGGTTAATGACCGAACTGTTTGTCGGCCTCCATGGGGGGGATGTGCGTGATGGGGAGAAGGAGGCATAAATGCCCTGGCGTGTTGAGGACGTAGACGAGCACATGAAGGGCTTGTCTGCGAGCGAGAAGGAGACGTGGGTCGAGGTAGCGAACAAGGCCCTTGCCGCATGTGAGAAGGCGGGCAAGGCCGATTGCGACGCCTCAGCCATCAAACAGGCGAACGCCGTGCTTGGCAAGGTGCGAGAGGCGCTGCTCCCAGACGAAGAGGATTTCGTGGAGGCGGCGACGTTCAAGGCGCTCATGCAGGGGCTGATCCGGTCGGCGCGTGCGGCGGCGAATCACAAGAACATCCCGGAGGCGCTGAAAGGCAAGCTGGCAGATCTCCGGAGCTACCTGAAGAAGGCGTACTCAGAAATGCCGAATGACGAGGATGCGACCCCGAGTGCCGCGAGCGCATCAGAGGCCACTCGTGACACTTCCGATAACAACGAGGAGTTCACGGAGACCGGCGAGCTATTGGAGGTGACGGATGAGTAAATTTATCGGAGCGGATGGAATCGCGCGGGTGCGGCTAATCTCGCCTGGCCAGGGCAGTTCCGCGTATTACGAGAAGGAACAATTGGAGCGCGACGCCGGAGCTTTCAAGGGCGGACTTGTGTTCATCGACCATCCAGGTAAGAAGGAGCAGAAGGATAGGCCGGAGCGGTCGTTGCGCGATCTTGTTGGTCCGATTGTCGGTGTGCCGCGATTCGAAGCGAATGGCAGGGTGGGGCCAGGGCTATACGGAGGCGTGAAGGTAGCGTCGCACTGGCGGCCATTCCTTGAGGAACTTGGCGAGGATGTAGGCGTGTCGATCCGAGCAAGCGGCAGTCGTGTGGAGAAACAGATCGCAGGCAAACGGACGATGGTAGCAGAGAAGTTCAATCCGGGTGCGGGGTTCGATTTCGTGACCCAGGCGGGGCGCGGCGGAAAGATGGTGCCGCTATTCGAGGCGGCACAAGCGGCGGCGGCGGGCAAGATTCAAGACTGGATGGCGCGCACGGACTTCACGGAGATGGATGGCGGGAGATCGGAGGAACAGCGGTTCCTCGATTATCTAGAGAACGGACAGGAGGATTCGATGCCAGACAAGGGAGTACAGACGTTGGTTGAGGCGCAGGCCCAGGTCACGACTTTGACCACGGAGCGGGACCAGCTTCTCAAGGACAACAAGCAGATGGCTGAGGCGATCGCCCTGCGCGATGCGCGAGACAAGGTCACTGAAGCGGTCAACGACAAGAAGTACGAGAAGATGCCCGACGTGACGAAGATGCGTCTGATCGAGTCGATTACGAAGAGCACGCCAATGAAAGACGGCAAGCTCGACGAGGACGCGCTGGACAAGCTGATTGAGGACGCGATCAAGGCGGAGACGGAATACGTCGAGAGCCTGATCGCGAAGAAGCCGGGCGTCCGTGGCATGGGCGAGGGCGGGGGAGTCGAGGACGACAAAGGGCACGAACGCCTCTTCGAGATGAAGAAGGCGGAATACGTGAGAGCGGGCAAGACGGAAGAAGAAGCCGAGCGCGGTGCCCGGATCTTCTGTGAGGGGAGGTAGAGATGCCTGTAAACACCTATGTGAACACGGGCCAGTCGGCGGGACAGGAGTGCAGCTCCACCTATGCGGGGCGTCATTTAACGTTTGAGGAGTCGGTGCTGTCACATCCGTACCATTCGGATGGGTTTGTTGATGGTGGCGATCCGGTGCGGGTCGGAGACATTGTTGGCGTTGCGTTCAAGGGTGCATCGGCGGCAACTGACATGATCGCAATCGACACCGAGGGCATCCGGTGGCTGAACGTCCTTGGTAGCGTAAGCGACGACAGCGACGACGGTGTAGCCGAGGAACTTCCTCGCGGCGCACCGGTCTACATCAAGAAGACGCCAGGAACGGATACGTACATTCTCTCTGGGCAGAGCGATCCGGTTTCGTGGCAGCCGTTCGGCTACACGCTTTCGACAGTCACGGCGCATCTGACGATCCCGACACTTGTTGCGGTCAAGGTGCATTGGGACCCGACCGAAGTGGACACGATCCAGAAGGGCCTGTCCTCGGCAATGTGGACGAGTGACAAGGCGGGGCACAGCTTCATCAGTCTTCGTGCCGACGCGTCGAGCGCGACTGGCGATCATCGTCTGATCTATGCGGCGTTGACGCTTTCGGGTGGCGGTCCGGGTGAGGCGCTGAGAGGGCGAACTGTCATCACAGCGGCTACATCTGGTGGAGTCCACGGCGGACACCATGGGATCGAATTCGGAGAGAATGGGTCTGTCACCGGGCTCGGGGTTGGACATCGCGCCACGCTGTTACACAAGAACGGGGCGCACGTTGGCGGAACGATTGCGGGTGGAATGTCGGAGCTGTTCGCTGAGGGCGTATCCACTGACTACTCGGGAGCGACCGAGCACAGCATCCACCGGTTCGTCAACGACGGAGATGGAACAGGCAAGGCGACGGCACAAAACGTGTGGTCTTTCGCTGGCCTGTCCGCGACGCAGCTTCAGAATCACTCGGCATGGGTCGCGAGCCTTGCAAAGGTTCTGCGTGTTGTGGTTGACGGGGACGTTTATTACGTCGGTCTGTCCACGGCGGCATAGCAGTCCGAACACTCGGGAGGTGTGCGGATGAACGACACGACAAAGGGACATCTTCTTGAGCGGTTGAACTCGATCAAGGCGAACCTGGGAACGCTGGCGTATAGGCGGCGAGACCTGGAGATCCAGATCGAGGGAATCGACAAGGATGTCGCTCAGATGGAAGCTCAAGGCGTTGTGATCGAGGCGACGTTGAACGATCTGAATGCGGACGAGCAGGCGACGAAGGCAGCGGCGGAGAAGGAAGCAAATGAGCTTAAAGAAGCGCGGTCCGAGCGAGCGAAGGCCGCAGCGGCGAAAAGGAAGAGGGAGAAGGCCGAAGAAGCGTCACGAAAAGGGAAAGCGACAAGCAAGACGTGACGTAGGCAGTCTCCCCACAGAGGAAGGGTGAGGAAATGCCTAATGCTATTGAGACGGTAGACTTTACCGAGACGTTCAAGGAAGCGGGATTGGATTGGCAGGGTTGGAAGCCGGTTAACGTGCGGCAGTTCACCGAATCGCAGATTGCAGCCGGTATCGACCTGATCAACAACGCGGACCATCTGCGTCCGCATCGACATGAGTTCAGGCTGTGGGAAGCCGTCACAACGACCGATTTCCCGTACCTGTTCGGTACGATCATCGAGCGTGAGTTGATGGCGCAGTATGGGATCGTGCAGCCGGAGTTCAAGGCGTACACGCTTGAGGGCACGGTGCCGAACTTCGAGCAGCACACACGGCATCGTCGGAACGGCGGACGTGGGGTGCTTCGCGATCTGACTGAAAAGGGCGAGTACCTTGTGACGCCCAGCTCGGATACGCGGTACACGCGGCAAATCCGTAAGTTGGGTGAACAGTTTGATATCTCATGGGAAGCGCTGATCGCTGACGGCATGGGCGCATTCGACGACGTGCCCGAAGACTATGCGAAGATGGCAGTCAACACCGAGCACAACGAAGTCACCGGCCTGTACGCGGCGGCGACGGGGCCGGATCCTCTGCTGTTCGGTGCTCCGATTGTGGATGTCAACGGCGTCAACGTCACGAATCTCGGTGTGCTGCCTCTGACGATTGCGAACATCGAGGCGACTGCGGCGCTGATGGCTGCGCAAACCGACGTGAACGGCCGCCCATTGAGTATCCGCGCGATGCACTTGGTTGTACCGCCTGCATTGGAATGGACGGCGCGGGCTATTCTGACATCTGTGCTGAAGCAGTGGACGGAAGTAGGGGCCGGTGGAGGTATCCCGGTTCCGACAGCGAACATTGTCCCGCAGATGGGATTCCAGCTGCATGTTGATCCGTGGATTCCGCAGATCGATGTGAGCGCGAATGTTGCAACCACGTGGTACATGTTCGCGGACACTTCGTTCAACTACGCGATCGGACTCGACCGGCTGAGAGGCCACGAGGGGCCGGAGATCTGCATGAAGGCGTCGAACAAGGTCACTACGACCGGCGCTCCGATCTCCCCGTTCGATGGCGACTTCGATACGGACAACGTGTTCTATCGCGTCCGGTTGTGCCTCGGCGGATGCTACCTCGATCCGCGATGTGCCTACGCGCAGACGGGCACTGGCTAGGGAGGTCCATAGGGAGCAGCGATGGCCTTCACATACGATCTGACGACGGATCGCGGCAAGGTTCGGTTACGGATTCAGGATAACGACGAGGCGTACGTGTTCTTTTCGGACGCCGACATCGATGCGTTCCTGACAATGGCGGCGGATCTCGATGGCGATACGGTTCGCCATGCTTCGGCGGATGCGTTGGATAGTTGGGCGTCGAACCAGGCGCTCGTCTTGAAGAAGGTGACGTTGCTTGATGTTAACACGGACGG